TTACTTGCATCAAAAAGGCGGAACTTCTGGTGCTGATATTTGGAATAGTGCAGATAGCTATATGCGGTTTGCTACTAACGACACAGAACGCATGCGCATCGACGCTAGCGGTAATGTGGGTATTGGCACTAGCAGTCCAAGCAACTCCGCAAAGCTAGATGCGGCGGGTGCAATTATTGCTACGGATTCGTCTTTAAGCACATTTAATGCTGACAATGTTGGTTTTGACTACGTGATTGCTAGTAAGCAAGGGCGTTTCTTTGCCACTTCTACCAACACAACAGGCGGCATAATGACCTTTACTACAGGTCAAAATGCTAGCTATGCAGAACGCATGCGTATCGACTCAGCGGGACGGGTTGGGATTGGTACTAGCAGTCCAGCTACAAACCTCCATGTTAACTCTGGCGCTAATGGAGAAATATTACGAATACAAGGCGCAGATGCACAGCTAAGAATTAATAATTCTACGTCCAATGTAATGGATATAAATTCTTCAGGTTCTGGTGACAGTCTTACTTTGTCTACCAATGACACAGAACGCATGCGCATCGACTCTAGCGGGAATGTAGGTATCGGTACTAGCAGTCCAGCCTCTAAGTTAGACATAAACGGCGACGGCACAATTTTAAGGCTTGACGGTACAGCAAACACAAGCCGAACCCTTCTTTTGCGTAATGTAGGTGGAAGTGCTGAAGGCGTTATTCAGACAGACGGCAATATGCACTTTCTGCAAGAAGACGCTTCTAAGTACATGCGCTTCTCTACAGCCAACACAGAACGCATGCGTATCGACTCTAGCGGGAATGTGGGTATTGGAGAGTCAAACCCAGCCACAGATTTGCATATTACAAACTCTGGAAGCACACAATTACTATTAGAGTCAGGTTCCTCTAGTCAGGGATTTTTACTATTTGGTGACGCAAGCGATTTAAATGTCGGCTCTGTAAGTTACAACCATTCAAACAATAGTATGAGTTTTGAAACTGACGATACAGAACGCATGCGCATCGACTCGACGGGTCGTTTAGGTCTGGGTACAAATGCACCAGATGTTAAGCTCGACATCGTTGACACTGCCGCAGACGTACAGATGCGTGTCTATAAGTTTGACGGTACTAATAACACTCGTCTTACTCTGACTGCCGATGACAGTGGCGCCAAGATCCACTACAGAGACGCTACAAACGGCGGTGCCTTGCGCTTCAATAACAACGCAGGGGAGATGGCTAGGTTTGATGCTAGCGGAAACTTGCTGGTTGGTAAGACTTCAGCTGGTAGTGACACAGTAGGCTTCCAAGTTTTATCTACAGGAAAGATAGCGGCAACAGTATCAGGCGATGAAACAGCTAGATTTAATCGTACAACTTCTGATGGTGACATTGTTGAATTCCGCAAAGACGACACCACAGTCGGTAGTATTGGTGCTGTTTCTTCTGATTTAGAAATACATTCAACTGTTTCAGGCCATGTAGGAATACGTTTTGGAAATGGCGCTATATTCCCTACAAATAATTCAGGAGTTGTAACAAACGGAGCGGCTAATATAGGCGCTGATACTCTACGCTGGAAAGACCTTCACCTGTCAGGCGATGTAGCACTAACTAACTCCTATGTATTTGGTAACGTCGATGGCCTGAACCTACGTGCTAACAGCGGCAAGGTTATCTCAATGCAGATAGCTGGCAGTGAGAAGGCTAGGCTAGATGCGAGCGGCAACTTGCTGGTGGGTAAATCAAATCAAAACACCACAAATAATGGTCATTTAATTTACAACAGTGGCGAACACTACCTTTTCCGAAACGGTGCTGGCTCTACCGCTATGATGAGATTTTATAGGAACGTAGATACCACTCCCACTATTGCCGGTACCATTAGTACAACAGGAACAACAACAACCTACAACACTTCTTCAGACCAACGCCTCAAAGACAACATTGTAGACGCACCTTCTGCTTCTGACGACATTGACGCTATCCAAGTACGTTCGTTTGACTGGAAGGCTGACGGGTCACACCAGAAGTACGGCATGGTTGCTCAGGAACTACAGACTGTTGCACCAGAAGCAGTGTCTGAAGGCGAAACCGAAGAAGACATGATGGGCGTAGACTACTCAAAGCTAGTGCCTATGATGTTAAAAGAAATTCAATCACTACGTGCAAGAGTTGCACAACTTGAAGGAGAAGCCTAATGGCTACATGGACTATATCTAACCTTGAGCGTGACATTGCGACAGGAGGGGTGCAAGTGGCCCACTGGCGTGTTACTGAATCTGAAACTGTTGGTACTGGCGACGACGCTGTGACCTACTCTGCATCCTCTTACGGCACTGTAGGCTTTACACCCGACGCTGATGCTGACGGCTTTGTAGCTTACGATGACCTTACTGAGTCTGCTGTACTTGCATGGGTACACGAGTCAGTAGACCAAGACGCTACTGAGGCGGCACTAACAGCCAACATCGAGGCACAGAAGAACCCTGTGTCTGCTGATGGCATGCCTTGGTAATGCCTGAAATTGATGACAACACCAAAGTATCTATACCGCTAAGGAACTTAGTTGCTCTTGGTGCTGGCATCGTTATGGCTACTACTGCTTACGTAACGCTAGACACTCGTATCATTTCTATTGAACACGGTCAAGAAATACAGAACATGAACATACTGGAAAACTCTTCGTTTGTTCGTGAATGGCCTCTAGGTCTACGTGGTGCATTACCAGATGATCTTATACAGAACGCTAAAATTATGGCTCTGGAAGAACGCAGTGTAGAAATACACGAGTTACGTAGGCAGTTAAATAAAGTAGAAGTAGAGATAGGTAAGTTAAATGCACAGGTGACTGTAGATCACCAAAGCGGTAAGGAATAGTCATGTCAGATCTAGAGCAGGCATTAAGTCGGTTAGAAGCTCATGAGCGTGAGTGTAGTATTCGTTATGAAATGATTCAGATGCAACTAGACGCACACAATCAACGCTTTGATAAACTAGAGAAGATGATGACAGGTGGTTTTGCTTCTATTGCTATTATCGTAACTATGGCTATTGCTATCTTGGAGTTTGCTAGATGATTGAGTCGCTCATAGGGCCTGTTACAGGGCTTCTGGACAAGTTTGTACAAGACAAGGACCAGAAGGCTAGGTTAGCTCATGAAGTTGCTACAATGGCTCAGAAACACGCTCAGGAGCTTGCTAAGTCACAACTAGAGGTTAACAAGGTAGAAGCAGCACACAAGTCCTTGTTTGTCTCTGGTTGGAGACCTGCTGTTGGCTGGTGTTGTGTACTAGGTATGATGGGCAACTTTATGGTCATACCATTTACCAACTTTGTTTTAGCTCTGTTGGCTATTGAAGTTACTATACCACTCATTGACCTAGAGACTATGATGCCTGTACTAATGGGCATGCTTGGTCTTGGTGCTATGCGTTCTTATGAAAAAACCAAGGGCGTATCAAGGGAAAAGTAAATGGCGTACTATGTAGGTACAAAAGAGTTTCCTAGTGTTTATGACGCAATTGACTTTGTAAGAGTTAATGGTGGAAAAATTACAAATACGCCTTCTGCTCCTTCAGATTCTACCTCTGCTGGAATGCTTACAGACTCTGCTACAAATACAACAGGTTATGTTAAGGGTGGTCCCACAAAGCAAGCCCCTATAGTTAGACCACCTCCTACTTCAGAACCTGCTCCAGCTCCAGAGCCAGAAACAAAAGAAATGACGTTTACGTTTATTGAAGGCTCTGAACGTGGTCAAGCAATGCCTGGTGAATTATATGGTCAAACAGTAGAGCCACAACAAGTTACTGAAAGTTACCTGCGAGATTACTTTAACGATCCAAAGCGTACTAACAGGTTACCAGAAGTATTTGGCTCGTTTGATAACTACCTTGCTTATATGACTGAACGTGAAGAGTTAATTCAGTCAGGTGAGTTAACGCTTGGTGATTGGGGTAGCGCCGCAAACATAAGCACTCCTGCAGAAACAATAACTTTAGAAGACGGTACTGTAGTAGAGATTCCTGCAATAGACATTGGAATGACTATTGGAGGAGGCGGTGAGCTTGGCATAAGCGGCGCAGGTGGCACTGGTGGCGCTTACTTAGCCGCTGAAGCTGAAACTAACCTACAAAGATCAGGCTACAATGAGTGGCTTAACTCTGAAGTTAACCAAGCGTTACTTCAAAAGTACGGCGTACAAACTACAGTTTATAGCCAAACTGGCGATCAGTTTCAGTGGAATGGTTCTACCTACGTAAAAGTCACCGATGTAAAAAACCCAGGTTTAGCAGACTTTGTAAAAATAGGTATGCAGATTGTTGTTGGATCTGCATTGGGTGGTGCTGGAGTTGGTTCCGCTATTTCTTCTGCATTGGGTTTAAGTGGTGCTTCTGCTGCAGCTTTTTCTGCTGCTGTTAACTCAGTTGTATCACAAGCAGCTACTAGTGTTTTAACAGACGGTGACTTAGACATAAGCCTTGAAGGTGTTATACAAGCTGCTGTTACTGGTGGTTTGTTAGACACCGACATTGCACAGGAAGCACTCCAAGCATTAGAAACAGGTAACGAGTTTGTTGACGCTGTTGTTCAAGCAGGTGTTATTAACTCAGCTACTCAGTTAGCTACAAGCGGTGAATTAGACCCACAACAGCTTATTGAAGCTATGGTTCGCGCAGGTCTTACGGACCAGTTTGGTGAGTACTTAGAAAACCTAGAAGACTTAGCACAAACTGAGTTAGACCAGCTTGAGGAATTCTTTAGCGGTTACGTACCAGACATTAGTGCTATTGAAGACTTCTTGTCACAAGCAGAAGGTTTATTTGACACTGACATCTCTGAGTACACAGAGCAGTTTGAAGAAATTGTAAGTCAAATTGGTGATGCTGTAGAAGGTGCTGTAGAAGAAATAGACGAAGAAGAACTAGAGTACAGAGCAGGTGAAGGCTACATAGACCCTGGTTCATACTACTACTATACCGACGAAAACGGTAATAGAATTCTAGGTCAAGACATAGAAGGACTTCGGTATACTTCTGACGGAACTTATGTTGACGCTGACGGTAATGTCTATGACTTAGGAGGCACTGCTGCAGTAAACGAAGACGGCACTGTTGATTACTATGACGGCTTTGCTGAAGACGGCGCGTCTATTATTGCTACAGGAGAAATTCAGTTAGGTCAGGACGGTCTTTATGACTCTGAAGGCAACCTTGCTTACTATCAAGACGAAGGTCAATGGTTTGACGCCGACGGTAACATAGTAAGTGACCCTACTGTTGTAGACCAACTAACAGGTTTAACTGAAGGTCAGGTTCCTTATGATCCTAGACAGGTTTCAGACACTGATTTTCAATCTGCTATTGATAGTGCAGTAGATCAACAAGACATCGGTTCCATTGTCGATCACATGACAAGCATTGGAACAGGAGTAGACGCTAACGGTTTCTTTGGTCTTTCCGATTCAGACCAGGAAGTTTTAATGGGTTTGTTTGGTGTCTCAACTCAAGAAGAATTAGTTGAAGCACTGGCTCAGTCAGGATACACAGTTAATACTAACGGTTCTCAAGTAGTAATAGACTTTAACTACGACAGAAGCGAAGAGTACGGTCAGATTAATGACGTAGATCAATCTGGCAACATTATTCGTGTACGAGACCCTAACGAACCAACAGAAATTTTTATAGACCCTGAGTACGACCCTACTGAAGAAACACCTGAGCCTGAACCTGAGCCTGAAATAGGTGGCGGTGGTGGTGGCGGAGGTGACTCTTCTACTACTCCTACTGATGAAGACGACCCATTAGCTAGTACTGTTCCTTCTGCTGACGACACGGCTGAAGAAATACAAAAGGATCAGGCTGAAGCTGCTGCAGAAAGACAGCAGAAAGAACAAGATGCTGCTGCGGAAAGACAAAAGGACGCTGCTGCAGCTGAGAGACAGAAGGATGCAGATGCTGCAGCTGAACGTGCCTCTAAGGATGCTGCTGCAGAAGCTTCTAAAGATGCTGCTGAGCGAGCTGACAAAGAGACTGCTGAAAAAGCAGAAAAAGAATCTGCTGCAGAAACACAACAAAAAGAACAAGCAGCTGCAGAAGAAGCACAGAAGGAAGCTACTGCTGAAACTGAACAGAAGGAAGCTGAAGCAGCTGAAGCAGCTGATAAGGAAGCTCAAGCAGAGACTGAACAAAAAGAAGCTGACGCTGCTGAAAAGGCAGAGAAGGATGCTGCTGCAGAGACTCAGGAAAAAGAGCAGGCCGCTGCAGAACAACTTAAGAAGGACACTAAAGCAGAGACTCAGGAGAAAGAACAGGCTGCTGCTGAAAAAGCTGAGAAGGACCGTCAGGCTGAAGAAGATAAAAAAGAGTTAGCAGAAGCTGAAGGTAAGGACGCTGAGGAAACTCAAAAGGAACAGCAAGCAGAAACAGAAGAAAAAGAGGCTGCTGCTGAACAAGCAGAGAAGGACGCCGAAGCTGAAACTCAAGAAAAAGAAGAGGTAGCTGCAGAACAAACTAAGAAAGATGCTGAGGCTGAAACTCAGGAGAAAGAGGAACAAGCAGCAGAAGAAGCTAAGAAAGAAGCCGATGCTGAAACTAAAGAGAAGGAAGAAACAGCCGCAGAACAGGCCAAGAAAGATGCTGATGCAGAAACCGATCAAAAGGAAGAAGTAGCAGCTGAGGAAGCTAAGAAGGACGCTGAGGCTGAGACTCAGGAAAAGGACGTAGCTGAACAACAGGAAAAAGACGCAGAAAAAGAAACAAAAGAAACGCAAGCTGAGCAACAAGATAAGGATGCTGAGAATAAAGCAAAGGAAGATGCTGCTGCGGAACAAGCTGACAAAGAAGCTGAAAACAAAACTAAGGAAGAGCAAGCGGCAGAGCAGGCTGACAAAGATGCTGAGACTAAGGAAAAAGAAGAGGTAGCTGCAGAACAGTCAGATAAAGACGCTGAGCAAACCCAAAAGGACGCTCAGGCTGAGACTCAGGAAAAGGAAGAAGTAGCAGCTGAGGAAGCTAAGAAGGAAGCCGATGCTGAAACTGAATCTAAGGACGCAGAGACTGCTGAGAAGGACGCTCAGGCTGAAACCGAAGAGAAAGAAGAGGTAGCTGCTGAGACTGCAGAAAAAGATGCTCAAGCTGAAACAGAGAAGAAAGAAGAAGCAGAACAGGGTAGAAAAGAAGAAGCTGAAGAAATAGCTAAAGAAGCTGCTGAAGAAGTTCAAAAGGAAGAAGCCGAAAAGGAACAAAAAGACGTTGCTGCAGAGCAAGCTGATAAGGACGCAGAAAAAGAAGATAAAGACGCTATTGCAGAACAAGAAGAAAAAGATGCAGAAAAGGAAGATAAAGAAGTAGCTGCAGAACAGTCCGATAAAGATGCTGAGAAAGAAGCCAAGGATACTGCTGCAGAACAACAAGACAAAGATGCTGAAAAAGAAGAGAAAGATGTTGCTGCAGAACAGGAAGATAAAGATGTTGCTGCAGAACAAGAAACTAAAGAGGCTGCTGCAGAAGAGCAACGTAAAGAAGAGGCTGCTGCTGAGACTGCAGACAAGGATGCCGAAAATAAAACTAAGGAAGAAACAGCTGCAGAACAGGAAGATAAAGACGCCGAAGAAACAGCTAAGGACGCTGCTGCAGAAACTAAAGAGAAAGAAGAAATAGCTGCCGAAGAAGCTCAGAAGGACGCTGAGGCTGAAACAGCAGAGAAAGAAGCTGAAGATCAAGCCAAGGACGCTGAAGAGGCTAAAAAGGAAGCTGACGCTGAAACTCAAGAAAAGGAAGAGGCTGCTGCAGAAAGATCAGAAAAGGAAGCTGCTGCAGAGACTCAAGAAAAAGAAGAAGCGGAGCAGGCACGTAAGGAAGAAGCTGAGCAAACTCGCAAAGAAGAAGTAGCTGCTGAAGAAGCTGTTAAGGAACAAGCTGCCGAAGAGCAAGCTAAAGAGCAGCAAGCAGCAGAGGAAGCCGCCAAAGAGCAACAAGCGGCTGAGGAAGCTACCAAAGACGAAAACGCTCAGAAGGACACCAGTGCTGAAACCGAAGCTAAGGATGCTGAACAAGCCAACAAGGATGCTGCTGACGAACAGTTAGAAAAGGATCTACAGTCTTCTGAAGAAGTACGGAAGGACGCTGAAGAGCAGGCCAAAGACACTACTGGAACTGGAGATGGTGACGGTGACGGAACTGGTGAAGGAGACGGTGAAGGAGACGGTACTGGAACTGGAGGCGGTTCAGGTGCTGGAACAGGGACTGGTACTGGTGATGGTTCAGGACCTGGTGTTGGTGGTGGTACAGGCATGATGGCAGCTGCGGCAGCACCTAAGAAGACTGACTTTACTCCTTTCATGTCAGGCATTAATTACGAGTTGCCTACGTTGGAAGAAATAGGTCAAGCACCTCAAGTTGACTACGTAGCGTCTTTACAGGACACATTAGGACCAACCGGAATAACAAGCAGTTTGTTTAAGGAATATATCGGATGACATACTTGAACCTTATGAATAACGTGCTACGTAGGCTGCGTGAAGAAGAAACCACGTCGGTTACTAGCACTACTTACAACAAGATGGTTGGTGACTTTATTAACGACGCTAAGAAGTTAGTAGAGGAGTCTAACGACTGGTCTGCCTTGAGAAGCACTATTACTGTTTCTACTACAGCCGACGACAATACTTATTCCTTGACGGACTGTGGCGACAACGTAAAGGTTATGTGTGTTCTTAACGACACTAGTAATGTCTTTATGGAGTACCAAAGTAAGGACTGGTTTAACGAGCAACTGTACATTAATAATGCTGCTACAGGCGCACCTATGTACTACACGTACAACGGCCTTGACGCTAGTGGTGACACGCAAGTACTCGTAGGCCCAACTCCTGACGGCGTGTACAGCTTGCGGTTTGACGTGATTAAACGACAAGGTGACTTGAGTGCTAATACTGACACGTTGCTGATACCTTCGCAACCTGTAGTACACCTAGCTGTTGCTTTGTTGGCTCGTGAACGTGGAGAAACAGGAGGAACTTCTACTGCTGAGTACTTTGGTATTGCTGATAGATATTTGTCTGACGCTATCGCAATAGACGCAGCTAAGCATCCAGAAGAGATGTACTTTAGGACTATCTGATATGGCTCAAGAACTAAAGAGTATTAATCTTGTAGCGCCAGCGTTCAAAGGTATTAACACCGAAGATTCACCGTTGGCGCAGGACCCGTCGTTTGCTGAAATAGCAGACAACGCTGTGATTGACAAACGTGGTCGTATTGCGGCACGTAAGGGTCATAGTGTCATTACAACTAATAAAACAGCACTAGGCTCTGGTACGATCAGGGCTGTAAAAGAGTTCGACAGAAGTACCGGTAGCAACGTAGTGTTGTCTGTAGGCAATAACAAGATATTCACAGGTACTACTACGCTTACTGACGCTACGCCTGGAAGTTACACGGTAACAGCAGACAACTGGAAGATTGTTAACTTTAACGACAAAGCGTACTTGTTTCAAGCTTCTCATGAACCTTTAGTGTACGACGGTTCGTCAGTGGTACGTCTAGACTCAGTAGCTGGTGCTGCCGGTGTTGTACTAGGTAACGAAGTACTGTCAGCTTACGGTCGTCTCTGGGTAACAGGAGTTGGTGGTAGTCCTTCTATCGTGTACTGGTCTGACCTCTTGATAGGCCATGACTTCTCAGGCGGTACTAGTGGCTCCATTGACGTGTCTAAAGTCTGGCCTGACGGGTACGACGAGATTGTAGCACTGGCTGCACACAACGGCTTCCTAATTATCTTTGGTAAGCACAGCATCATTGTGTACCAAGGAGCAGAAGCACCAGCAACTATGGTTCTTCAGGACACTGTAGCTGGTATCGGTTGCGTAGACAGAGACACTGTTCAGTACACTGGTACGGACGTACTGTTCCTGTCACACACTGGTTTAAAGAGCTTTGGACGTACGATACAACAGAAGTCCATGCCTGTTAGTAGTTTGTCAGCAAACATTAGTAAGGACATTATTAACGCCTTGCAGACAGAAAACACATTCTTTAGGTCTGCTTATAGTCCTGAAGAAGGTTTTTACTTACTAACTTTTGTAGGTCAGGACAACACTTACTGCTTTGACGTTAGAGGAACAACAGAGAATGGTTCCTACCGTGTTACTCGTTGGCCTTCTACTGGCTTTAGTTGTTACACACGTTTAGACAACGGTGACTTTTACATAGGCACGTCTGAAGGTATTAGTGAGTACACTGGTTATCAAGACAACGGTTTAGGCTACCGCTTTAAGTACTACAGCCCAAGCTTAACATTTGGCGACAGTTCTAGAGTTAAGATTCTTAAGAAGCTAAAGCCTACGTTAGTTGGTGCGAACAACGCAACAGTATTTATGAAGTGGGCGTATGACTTTAAGGGTACTTACTCAACAGCAGAGTTTACAGTAGGAGACCAGGTCACTGGTTTCTTCGGTGAGAGTGAGTACACAACTGTGGAGTTCACAGGTGGCGCTTTGACCAACCAAAGAAGTTTAAACGCAACAGGCTACGGAACTAGTATTGTTGTAGGTTTAGAAGCAGAGATTGACGGTTCACAGCTGTCACTACAGGAGATCAACGTAATGGCTTTAATGGGTAAATTACTATGATAGATTTGAATCAATTATTGGGTTTAGGTGCCATAGGTGCTGGTGGTTTACTTACAGGTAAAGCTTATCAACGTCTTGGTGAAATAGGTGAACAAGCAAGAAGGGAAGCAGGCGATATTGCTACTACTGGTGTAGAGCAAACACGTTTCCAACCTTTCACAGTAACGACAGGAACAGGAGGAGCATTAACTACTACTCCTGAAGGTGGTCTTACTGTAGGCATGTCTCCAGAAGAGCAGGCGTTCCAACAGCAGATGTTCGGAGGTGCAGGTCAGTTTTATCAACAGGCTATGCAACCTACGCAGGCACGTGAGCAGGCTGTCTTTGAGCGAATAAGGGAAGCACAGCGTCCTGAAGAGCAACGTCAGCGTCTTGCTACTGAAGAGCGTCTAGCGGCACAAGGACGCTTAGGTTTGCGTACAGCACAGTTTGGAGGCGCACCTGAGCAGTTTGCTTTGGCTAAGGCTCAGGAAGAAGCACGTAACCAAGCGATGCTAAGTGCAATGCAACAGGCGCAAGCTGAGCAGATGCAACAGGCGCAGCTAGGTGGTCAGTTCATGGGCGCTAGTTACACACCTCAAGCGCAAGCATTGAACGTCCTACAAGCAGGTATGCCAGCTGCACAAATGGCGCAACGTGGTCAGCTACAAGGTGCTGGTTTATTTGGTGAAGCACAAATGGGTGGACTTGAGGCACTGCTTGGTTCAGGTCTTGGACAAGCTAACCTCTATGGTCAACTGGGTACTGGTCTCCTGTCAGGACTGTTGACACCACAGCAAGTCGGTATGGGTGACGGTATCACTAAAATTGTTAACCCACTGTTTGATCTACTAGGCATAGGAGGCTAAGATGGCTAGGTTTTCACAAGGACTACTACAGGGTCTTATGCAGCCTGCATTTGGTCAGAACCTGTATCAAGTAGGTAGAGCAGCAGCAGCTGGTCCTTCTATGACTAGGGCGTCACAGCGGATGCAAGAAGAGCGTGAGCAAACTCAACGTGGCGTTACTGGCGGCTTGTTTGGTTTAGAACAGGCAGTAGCAGAAGGTCGTGACTATCAAGACGCTATTGGTTCTCTTGTTGGCTTAGGTGCTACACCTGAGCAAATAACGGCTGCACAAGAGCGTGGTAGAGCTACTAAGGCACGAACAACTCCAGTAACTAGAGCGTCTTATTTTGCTCAGAATCCTCAAGAAGAAGCTGACCTTTACAAAAATTTTAAAGCCGCTTCTATTGAGAACTATATAAATGGAACGGGCGTTTTAGACCCTATAGATACACAAGACAAGCCTAAAGTTTCCGAACACGCTCTTAGACTACGAGAACAAGGTTATCTTCCTGATTCTCCTGAGTTTAAACAAGCGATGAAGAATTATAACGACTCTATAGTAAGTGGTCGTGCTAAAGGGATGTCTTACAAAGGACCTTTAGAGCAGACTTCTTTTTTAAATGACGAACTTAGAAAACATCCTCTTTATGAATCTACAGTTAACATAACAGAAAAAGTTAATAAAGCAGAGAGTTTAAAGCAAGGGGTTAGAGAAGGAGACTCAGAGGCAATACGTTTAATGGAACGTACTGTGTCAGAATTATATAACTCTGATTCAAGAGCAGCTTCTGAAATTGACAGACTGCTTGAAGGAAGAGACATAAAAGAACGTTTTTCTAACTGGGTTTTAACTCTTGCTGGTGGTGACGTATCTAAAAACACAAAAGATACTTTATTTGCTATTGTAGATACATCTAACAGACTAGCCCGTCGCCAACAAGCTATGGCTGTTAAGTCCGTTTCTGATTCTTTTGCAGATTACGTTGATTCAAAAGTGGCTAGTAACTGGTCTGAAAGAAATAAAGATGCGCCTGTTATTGAAGCAATGACTGAAGAAGCCGCTATACAGATGTACCTTAATCAATAAGGAATAGTAGCATGACAACTACTTTGAAATACGGTTATGAAGAAGCAGTAACTGCAATGACCAATGCACACAACGCTGGTGATTATGATTCTGCTAAGAAAATAGCCGGTTATATAAAACAAAATAACCTGCAACCAGTAGAGGCTGAAAGCCAGCCTACTCCAGAAGCCGTCGAAAGTTCGTCTAATTACTATATTGACAAGGCAAAGTCAGGAGCAGCTGATCTTGTTTTTTCTGCTGTACCAGAACAAGTGCTAGACAATCTTATAGGAGTAGATCAGTTTAGTTCTGAATATTGGCTAGAAGACGGCGGTTTTGATAGAAAGCGTTTTGACAGAGACAGACAAGTTGCTATAGAAAATGCAAAGGAAGAGTTCTTTGGTTACAAAGGAATTAAACCTGACTCCGAATTAGAAAGGTACTTAGGAACAGGCGTTGAAAGCGTAGCCGCTGAAGGACCTTTAGCTTTCTTAGGAGCTAAAAAAGCATCAGGAGCTATTACTGAAGTTTTACATTCCTATGCAGCAAATGTTTTAGGTCAGTTTGGTGCTGAAACTGCCGCTACTGTAACTGCGGAATTGGGTGGAGGAGAGCTTGCACAACAACTAGCAGCAGGTGCTGGTGGATTAGCTTTAGGAGGGGCGACAATACCAGGCAGAATAATAGGTGCGTCTGTAATTGAAACAGGTAAGAAAGCTATTTCTGAACGCAAGCGAGTAAACCAAAGTATTAATACCGCTACTGAATACGCAGCGTCTTCTGAAGTTAAACAGTTAATAGATAATGCAACTAAGATTCAGCCTGATCTTGATGATGTTTTAAAGGCAACTGTTGATCTTCAAGGTGAAGTTCCTAATCTAATCGTACCTCCGGTTGCTGCTTTAGCAGATAACCCTATTTACAGAAAAAACACAGAGTACTTGCTACGTACTAGTCCTGAGTTTTATGCTAAAGCTAAAGAGTCATTAGCTAGTGCTAAGACAGCGATTGACGCCAGAAAAGAAGCTTTGTTTGGAACAGCTGGTCCACAAGCAGACGCTAAGTTAAAAGCTGCTTTGCCTACAAACTATGATACGGATATACGTGTAGCTAAGAAAAGAATAAATGCTATAGACACCCAACTAGAAAAAGTTACTAACTCTGTTAGAACTTCTGTTGACTACATAGATGTAGGTAAGCGAACAGACAACTTAATGAAGGCCAAAGAAGCTGGTGTCCGTGCTAAGTTAGGACCTAAGTACGATAAAGTTCTTAAGGACGCAGACACGGCTGGTGTTGTATTTCCTGCTTCTTCCGTAGCTAAAGTACACCAAATGTACAAAGGGCTACGTTCTGAAGACCTTTTTGCATCTTTCCCTAATCTTGCAGGAAAACTTAATAAGCAATGGTCTCCAAAGAAAGTAGAACCAAGCCCTATAATTATTCCTGGTGTTACACCACCCAAGATGAAGAAAGAATATAAGAGTGTTCCGCTTGCTGAAATGGACTCTTTAAAAAGAGAACTTAATAAAGCAATAAGAAAAGTAAAGGACTCTACTCAAAAAAGAGTACTGAATAATTTAAAAGTTAGTTTGAACGGTGAAATAGCCAAACTTCCTGAAGAGTTTTCAGAAGCGTATAAAGGAATAGACTTAGAGTTTTATAGAGAATTAGGCATACCTAAAAATAAGGCTGAGATAGATCAGTTAGATTCTGCTAAATTTATGAGTCAAACAGGTACCTATCTTTCTAAACCTGAACAGGCTCAAGAATTTTTAAGTTTTGTTGGAGACGCTGGAATTCCTGTTGTTAAGGACGCTATATTAATAAAAATGCAAGGTGCTGGTTTAGTAGGCGGTGGTGTGTACACCAATAATTTACTAGATCCTAGAAAGCTTGCTGGTTTTGTTAATCAAAATAGAACTTTAATAAACACTATTCCTGGTTTACAGGATGAACTTCTAGACACTAGAAAACTTGTTGATAATTTAACCTCTGTTAAAGGCAGGTTAGAAAGTGAGTACAACGCTAAAGCCAAAGAATTAGGTGAGGGTTTTTATGAGGCTTTCCACAAAAAAGGCATTAGTACAGTTACTTCAGAAATATTAGGGTCTGCTGCAGATAGTCAAAAATATCTTAAAGACATTAAGAATTTCGAGCCTGAAACAGCAAAAATGGCTAAACAAGCTGTTAGGGCAGGTCTTATAGAAAAAGCTATGGGTTCAGGCGTATCAACTATTGATTTTATTAAAAAAAATCAAAGAGCCTATGCTGAATGGTTTGGACCGACGTACGCAAAAGACGTAGACTCCATAGCTCAAGCTTCTGATTTAATCAGTAAAATTGATATTGATACAATGAAATTTGCTCTTGACTATAAAAATCAAGACATGCTTCTTGAAAAGGCAGGTATAAGCGGTCCTCAGTTACAGTCTGTTTTAAGAGACCGTATCAGTAATGGACTAACGAAGCTTGCTATTATTGGTTCTAAGATTAGCACGTCTTCAGTGTCAGCAAAGCGGGACTCAAAGGTAATGGAATTGTTGTTAAATCCAGAGTCTTTAAAAACTATTAGAGAGTCTGTACAACAAGAAAAGATAAAAGTACTAGATCCAAAAACTGTTGCGAAGATAGGACAAGCAGTAAACAACTCAGTTTACCGTGGCTTGTACTTCGGAGGAGTTGCTGCAGGTCCAGCATTAGAGGAAGTTCAGACAGAAGAACAATAAAAAAGGGGGCCTAAGCCCCCATAAGTTACAACTCACAGTTATTACCAGTGCAGGCTAACTGTTGAGACCCTTCCGTCATGTCTGAGTTTTCTGAGATTGCCCAATCAATGGTCTCAGGAAACTCTTTCTTCAGCTTCTCATAGGTCTCTAAGTCTATGGGTTCATAAGGCGCTTGTTGATACGTATGTTCGGAATAAGGGAGGAAACTAACTCCGCTTATCTTATCGAACTTATTGTACAACCATTGACCCACTTCCAAGAACTCTTCGTCACGGTAGTAACAGGTCATAGACGGCTTATGTTCACACCAGAAGTCCTGGTAAATTTCCCATAGCTCAAGTTGCTCCATTGCTCCCATCTCAGAGGCCACCACAGCGCCTTCAGGAGACTTTATCGGGAAGGAGAATACCTTAGTACTAGGAGACATTACGTCGTCCTCTACAGGCACTCCTGCCGATTCTAAGACTTGACAGAGTGGGTCTCTTGCGTCCGCTCTAACTCGTCTAATGTATTGATCTGAGTATCTAGGATGGATGCCAGATGCAGAATCAACCAACTGACTAACAGTACCGGAAGGTTTAACAGCAGTAATGGCAGTGCTGATATTAATACCAAGCTTAGTAGCCCATTCCTTATTAGTGTTAATCGCTTCTTCTTTGAGTTCAGTAAGCCAAGTCTTGAGAACACCTTTGTCCCTCCTTCCTGATAGCGTTGGGTGATCCATGATGCCTGTTAAGCTAACACCAAGTAATGCTTCCTCTTCTGTATTCTTTTGCCACGCTTTACGTAGGTAACGAAAGTCAGTTAACGTAGCCTGTAAAGTTCCAAGGATAGCCGCAGTACGAACTTTTCGTTTAAGGTCTGACAACGTATCGGTTGACCTGACAACAACTTCCGATAGATTGCAGAACTGGTTTGGTCGTAAGATGATCTCTGAACATGGATTAGTTCCAAAATCATAGGTAGCATCTCGTCGCTCGTTCTTTGCAGCTTGCTTTTGACTTGCGACTCTAGAGAACATTCCTCGTTCTCCTGATCGTGACTCATACAAACTACTCCACTCGTTTAGGAATGCCTCAAAGTCCGGCTTCTCTGTATAACATGCGCTGTTGTTCGCTAGTCCTCGTTGTGGATTGTCTTGCCACCACTGTCCTGACTTACACCGTCGTAGTCTATCGTCAGTGAGGTTACTAAGACTGATAAGAGCACTTCTCCTAACCCCTCCGACGACAACGATTTGTGCAATCTTACAGCAGATATCGTGACACTCGATAGAGGAAAGCTTACGTCCAGCAGCCTCCCTAAAGATTTCGGTGGTAAATTTAAAGAGGTCAACAAGAGGATCCGCACCAGACGCTCTACCTCCGAAGGTTTTAAGGGCTGACCCTGCAGGTCGTACTCCAGATACGTCCCACTTTGGAAGCTGACCCGAATAGAGCAAGCTAATAAGTTCTCTGTAGGCTTTAGCCCATCCAATTTTGCTGTCAGCGACGTGTATAACGGTATCTGTGTCATGAAATTCCTCTGCTACTTCTGGTAGTTTAGATACGTACTGGCGTTCAACACTAAAGCCTACACCTGTGCCGCACATAAGTACGTACATCATTTCATCAAAAGCTTTAGGATGGTCGATAGGTAAGTAAGAGCAGTTAAAACCAGCTACATTGTCACGGTCTAGTGCTTCTCCAGCAGTCATGAGTGCTCGCATGGAAGGCATAACGCCCATGTCATGGATGTCTGCAAAGATACCGTTAGCTTCTTCAAGAGTAAGCTTACCTTTCTCTATCCAAAAGTTGAGGTAACGGTCGATAGTTTCTTCCCAGGTTTCACGTCGTTGCTCTTCAGGCAAGTACCTTGCGTACCTGCTTTTGTGTATGTACTGTTGGTATGCGTCCATTAATTTAGTTCCTTTATTAGTCGTTCAATATACCACTTACACTTACGTAAGTCTTCGATGGGTTTGCCTTTGTAGTCGTAGCGCCAGAGGTACTTCAGTGCGTTACCCTTAAGATAACCGTTGAACTCGTGTTCAGGCATGGACGCTTTAATTGCTTCTATCGCTTCGATTGATCCTTTGTTGTAATGATCCGGTTGTTCTACAGGGTCTACCTTTGGCTTCTTCAGTATAGAAATACCGTCCCAATCTGCAGGAGTTGCATCGTCAATACTCATAAGTCTCTTCCTCTTTTAATTCCTCTTCAAAAACGTCAAACCTGTTGATTAGTTTATCTTCAAACCTATCAAGCAACTGTTCAGAAGTAATCTCTAACGCTTCCAGTAAATCGTCAGGATCATACAGCTTCAGTAGCTTTTCCTTCATTTCCCCCAAAGTTAGTGACATGGTCAATTAACTCCTGCAGCGTATCTAAAGTGTACCATAGTATTCCCTCTTTGTCGCACCACTGTGACATAGTCATCTTAGCGCCTTTTCTTATTTTTTTATTGGGTTGCATTAGTACAAAGACTAGTTTTTGTCCTTTGGGGAGACTGTCTCTGATACTGGTGTACTTCTTCGTGTCTCCGTCCCGAAAATATCCTTTGCATTCAACAAGAGTATTGGAAGCACTATGTACGAAATCAGGACGATAAGACCGACTAATAATGTAAGGGACCGTGAATGGTTCATAATCAAAATCCTTCAATATCTTGCTGACATCGTCTTCAAACGTGCTTCTAAATTTCGATTTCTTGGACCTTCGGTTCATTGAACACCTCTGTTAAATAGCGTGGACCTGAAGAGTAGGCAAAGGCTCTTAAGCCAGGCCAACAGTTTTTCTTATAGGCGCAGTAGGAGCAACCAGTGTCCAGCTTCATGTTGCCGCTCTTGCCGTCTTCCTTCGGCTTATAGCAGTGCTTTGGTGGCTCTGGTTGTTCTACCATTGTTTTAATGTGGTCTATGCGGTCACCAATGTCATAACCGATAACTTCATGGACAGGTGCTTGAGTGTCCTCGTCGTCATACATGAGGTACGACAAGTGACCGTTCTGCTTGTCCATTGCTAACCATCCGTACTGAGTTTGGCCTTCTGCTTTTGCATATCCTTTAATTTGAGAAATGTAGCCAAACGGGTCATCAAAAGCCAGATTTCCGTCCTTGAATTTTCTAAACCCAAAAGTGGACACGCTTTTAACATCAGTGACAACGCCGTCAATTTTGCAGTCCATAGAGCCACTAATACCGTTAACTTCACACTTTTTCTGTTCATCTGTCACCTCGTGACCTGCTGCTCGTGTAAGGAATAGGAGTAGTTCTTCTATGAGATGACCATAGAGAAACTTGACGTACGTATGACCCTGCATGTCGTCGTCCTTCTCTACGTCATTCCAGACGTTCCAAAGGTAACGATCACGTCGTCCTATGTTGGACATGCGTAGCTTACGTGAGTCGTCACGCTTGCGTGTAAACTCATTACGCATAAGCTGCTTCACGGCTTCACCAAAGGTCTCAATGCAGTCCTCTATGTCTATGCCTTCAGCTACTTCTTTTGTTTCAACCAGGTTGTAAATGTCGTCTACTAATGTGTAGATGTTTTTCATGGTTTAGCCTTAGTGGGTTTCTGCCCACGTAGTTCCGATTTGGTACTCTCCGTCCAATGGACATCTAAGTTTAAACTGTACGCCTGACGCCTTGAGGCACTCAACTGCAAGCCAACCGAACTTCTCTGCTTGGTCTCCAGCCACTTCCGACTGTACTTCATCATGTATGTTACCTATAAATTTGTAATTAAGATCCCATTGCTGTGCATAGTCGTCAAGGATAACTAAAGCCTTCTTCATGACTATAGCACCGGCAGCCTGTAGTAGCGTGTTTAGTGCAGCATGTTCAGATCGAATTCTGAGATGTCTACCATCAAGTCCTCTGAGATAACCTCGTTTAGCTGCTCTAATAGTACGCTCTCGTAGACTTTCAAGAGCAGGTGTATTTGATAGAAATCTCCGTTTAAGGTCTGCGCCGTCAGATGCGCTGCCTCCAACGATAGTTCCGATTTTTGCGTCTCCTGCTCCATAGAGGAAAGCGTAGATGAAAGTTTTCGCTTGAGGTCTTGTTTCAAGTCCTGCAGCCAACTGATTTCTTGTATGTATATCTTCTGTGAGGAGGACATTGGTAAACTCCTTATCGTCCATGTAGTGTGCCAACATCCGTAACTCAAGGCCACTAGCGTCAAAACCTACTAATTTTTTACCTTCTGGTATGGTCCAGCAGGAGCGACACTCTTTGCCATAAGGACTATGACCTGCAGGCACTTGAGCCATGTTAGGTGACTGGTGGGTCATGCGACCAGTAACAGCACCATTGCTAATGACTCTTCCGTGTACTCTACCGTCCTCCTTGACAGCTTCCAACCACGAGAGTACTTGCGCGTGGCGCTTCTGAAGCAACAGATATTCCAAAACTTTTGCCGCTTCAGGGACATGATCGTTTTGCTTAAGCGTCTTTTCGTCAACAACGGGCTTTCCGCTTGGCGTGAGTTCCGACCATACTGCACCTTTTGTTTCAAGTCTCTCTGCCACTTGTTGCCGTGAACCGACATTGAAAACCGTAACCTTATCTTTAAGGCGCTTCTTGGTCTTTTCAGAATACCTCTCTTCGACAATGGGTGGAAACATCTCTTGTAGTTCATACTGTATGTCATTCATGCCTTCCTTAAAGGTTGCACAGAGGTCATTGGCTAACTCTTGGTTCAAAAGCCAACCGTTGTTCTCCTGCTGCTGCACGATCCATTGAACCTTATGCTCTAACTCAATACAGTCCTTATTTTCCCAGTTCTGCATACTCTGTAGAAGCTTTTGGTGCACTGCTTCTGTAACTGCTACGTCCTGTATACAGTAATCAATCATCTCCTGTGACAGACAAGAAAAGTCAGAATGGTCACCTTTGGGAAAGCCCAACTCATTCCCCCAATTCCTCAAAGAGTGACCACCTGACTTGCTAGGGTCAAAAAGACGTGAAATTACCAAAGTATCGACTATGCGCTCAGAGGCTATAGAAACGCTCCAGAGGCGTTTTAAGACAGGGACATCGTACCCTATCAGGTTGTGACCAACGACGCTCACAGAGCCTTCTAGAGCCTTACAGAGCGTGTCTGGAGTGGTATGTACGGTACTGACACCATTTTCCCTGGTTACGACACACCAGATGGTTGTTGGTTGTAAACCGTCAGCTTCAAGATCCAAATAAATCATACTGCAGTTCTTCAGGCTCCACGTAGTCAGTTTCTAAGTAGTCCTTCTCTTCCGTTGTCTTTTTTCTGTGACAGTTAGAGCAAAGGACGATACAGTTTTCTAGTTCTTTATGTATTTTGTCCCACGAATAATGATGTCCTTTTGACATCTTAAAGTTTTTCTTTGTTCTGTCAATGTGGTCAAGTTCCAACGCTTCAGGTATTTCATTATAACCACACTCTTGACAACCTCTGCTAACTTTAAAGTCCCTAATATGCTTCTTTTTCGCCAGTTCATCTGATCTTTTTCTTATTCGCATCAAAAGTCCTCGTTTGTATTAGGATTTGCGACTTCCTGTAACCTCCCTGTTTGTTTTTCGTACTGCAGCCAACAAGCGGGTCCAGTTTCACCTGTATACCTGTTTTTGAGGACACGAACAGTAGTAGTATTTCTTACGTCTTCGTTTTCATTCTGCTGGTCACGTTCCATACCAATGACAATGTCGGACAACTGAGCAATAGCTTGTGAACCACGTAGTTCACCTAAGCTGATCTGTGCTCCGTCCTCGTGTGCCTTGCCTTGTGACCTACGTAAGTGTGACACGAGGAACAAGCAGATACCTGTTTCAGCCACAAGTGTACGAAGGCGTGTCATGATCTCGTCAATGGCTTTTCTCTCGTCTCCTGACTCTTGGGAACTGACGACGATGGACAAGTGATCCAGTACGACGTACCGGCAGTCAAGTGCTTTTGCCATGTAGCGAACACGGGCGAGCAAGTTATCTGCTGAAGTTGACCCCCAATGGTCAAATAAGTAGTAACGTCCTGTTCCCAATGTGGCTTCCCAGAACGGCCGAAGCTCGTCCACTGGCGTGTCCTCTTCCAAGTGTAGGGGCCTATTTGCCGCCACCGACATGATGCCAAGACTTGTTCGGGCCAAATCTTCCTCAAGCGCCAAGACTCCAATATTGCCTTCGCATCGGCGTAGTAAATCATATTCGATTTCTCTGATAAATTGGGACTTTCCCATACCACTGCCGCTTGTGATCGTGACCAACTCATAGGGCCTATGTCCTCTTGTTATCTCATTGAGGCCGTTCCAAGGATAAGGTATGGACTTCACCTGGCGCTTTTGTACCAATGTGTCCCATGTGTCAGTCCCTGCTACAATGCCGTCAGGACGATAAACCTTTGCGTTCCACCATGCTTGCGTAAAGTCCTTAACACGGTTCGCCATGAGCATGTCACTGGCGTCCTTGAGTGGTAACTTTACTATTTTTAACTTGTTAGGACTGAAGAGGTCCTTAACTTGTTCCAGAGCGGCGTCACCGGCTTTGTCGTTGTCAAAACAGAGTACCACTTGGTCATAGGACTCAAGCCACTCAAGCTGTTCCTTGATCTCTTTGGCTGCAGAGGACGCACCGGCACGTAGTGACACCACGTCGTACTGCTTGTTGAACATTTCGTACACTGCTAAGGCGTCTAGTTCACCTTCAGTAATAGTTATGAACTTGTTAGTAGTGCACTGTTGTTGTCCGAAAAACCCTGCTGTCTTTGGGTCTCCGTTACTAAAAAAGTTTTTGGTTTTTACTTCTCTGATCTTAGCTGCACACACTTCACCGGTGTTAACGTCATAAAAAGGGTAGTAGTGCTTTTCTATTTCACCTGTAGAACCGTACTCAACGGTTACGCCAAAGCGCATACAGGTTTCTTTGGATATTCGTCTGTTGGGTATTGCTGCCACTGTACCAAACATTTGTAGTGGCTTAGCTTTGGCTATCGGTATCACTTCGGACATAGTACTGTCACCGTGTGTATGGTAATCACAAACGGAACTAAAGCAATGCGTAGAACCGTCGTCGTAAATAGCAAGGGCGTCCGAAGAATTGCACTTGGGACACCCTTCATGTCTCACAAAGTTAGCCATGTTAGAAGTCCGCAGCTTCTCCTAATTCCATCTCTGCTTCTTCTAAAACTTTTACTGCTTCCAGGTAAGTTGACACACCATGTACAGGATGTGGCTGACCTAGCTTGTACTTCAGTCGCACCTTAGAGTTGTAAGGCACTTCACCGCCATAAGGATTACCTTCAGCGTCAAAAGTCTTAACGTCGTACCGACTTTTGAACTTACGTTGTTTAGCACCTTGGTAGTCCTTGATCTTAACACCTTGAGCAGCTAACTCACTAGCGTCGTCTTCAGTCATTGTAATGGTCATAGAGAACTGACCGGTGTCCTGACCGTTGAAAACGTCGTGTTGAGTTAGGTTACTAAAGTTACAAATACCTTCTATTACTGCCATTGGAATAATCTCCGTTTTTTACTTGGGTTGCAACTAGATCATGTCTAGTCATACTAATATTATACCACATCACTGCGTGTGCAATCAAATCATATTCACGTATTCGTCGTTAATGATTGTCTGCACATGGACGTACCCTTCGGGCCAATACGTGTAGGACTCTTTGAGTGCTTTTGCTGTCCTATGTACCGCAGCTTCAAAGTGTTCAAACATTCCTAGCTCCTCTTTGTAGTACCAAAAGGGTATACGTAGGACTGGCTCAGCTGGTCCGTTGTATTCGTAGTACACAATTATCTCTGCGTCGTTACCTACAGGACCGTCATTACCAAACATTTTTGCCTGTTTGTTATCTGGTTGTTTCACGTTAGTCGTCCTCTGGTGTTGGGAATGGATCACTGGCTTTCTCTAGGAACAATTCAAAGTCAGACCTACTGATCTTTACACTGTCGCTAGGAGCCTCTCTAGTGTCCATCTCGAGCTTAAAAACAAAAGGTATACCACCATAAGGGTCACACCTCATAATCTCGTTAGCGACGTCTCTAGCCTCACTGTAGCCAAGGCGATAGATGGAGTAGTCACCACCGGTTATTTCGTACACACTAAACTCGTCTCTAATCATACTTAAGTTGTCTCCTGGTGTACTACAGAAGTACTACAGGAGTACTAATGTAGTTTACTACTATGTTTTACTACTTAGGTTTAACTACTTCTGTTTACTACTTAGTTAATACTTATGTACTACTTTAGTAGAGGGTATCAGAATCATCATCATTTGTCAAGAATAAATCTTCAGTAATAGTACCAATGCTGTCAACATTAGTATCTATGGATGAAAATAAACAGTTGTTGCATAGGTCTAGAAACTCTCCGTGGTTGTCTTTTTTTAACATTTCTTTTTCTTCTAAGATTCTATCACATGCTTTACATCTCATATGTTTTTCCAGTTGTCCCCATAAATATCTAGCATATTACGCTCAAGATCAGCTTTGGACATCTTTTGTAAGTCCCCTTTGATCTTAAGGCGAAACATTTCTATTTCATATTCCTCAATCATAGCCATCATGTAGTCCATCTCAGCAGCACTGAAGTAGTCCGTTGGGTCTGGTGGTATCATTTGTTCAACCATTACTTGTTGCCTCTTGTTAAGTACTTAAGGTGATTTATAGCGTCTGCCAGTTGTTGCATTCGCTCTAGTTTTTGCCGGTGTTGTTCGTTTAGGTCTTCCACTGTTAACTGCAGTTTAGCCATAGCAGTGTTCATACGTCCATAATCAGGTTCAGCGTCTGGATCGTACTCAGGCTCTACATAGTGTTTATAAATACCTTTGCCTTCTAACCTGTCGTAATAGTCATCATGCCAAACGTCTGCTGTTTCTCTTGTCATCTTTAGTTCTCCTTTGCTCCTACGTACTTCTTGAGCCTATCAGATTGCTTTAACTTTTTCAATGCCTGGTATTCAGTTTGTTGAACTTCAGCACGTGTAATATTTAACACTTTTGCAACTTCTTCTTGAGTCATAAAGTAGTCGCTTACGTGGCTACGTTTCTTCACTTCCTGGTTGCTCCCTTTGGTTTAGTTTTGAATCTCTCATAGAGTGAGCACATGGCCCACCAAAAGCCAACACCTATTATTAGTAGTGCTATGTCCCAACATGGCTGCCATTGTTCAAACATTGTCCAAAACTCCTATAGCCTGTGCAAACTCTTTACGTGTGTTAAAGTCCTCTAAGGCGTCACCTACGTCGCTGTAGATCAACATGTTGCCTACGTAGTCCCCATCCTGACGCCACACAATGTGTGCACTGTTTATGTCTGAGTAGCCACAGTAAACTTTTGTTTTACCGTTGTACATGTCAAAGCTTGTGAAGTAATCTACTGATGATTTCATGATACTAGTTCCTCAATGTCTGACTGCGGCACCTCGTAAGCTTCAGCACCTTGCAACCATTGGTTGATATGTTTGGTTGTAGTTGGGCTAAACTTCTTTTGTGTACGTATGTACCCTCTGTTCGGTAGCCATGCTGCTACCGGTGTTTCGTAGCTAAAGAGAATGTCCATTGGTCCAGTGTGTAGATCATAGGTGACCTGTGTTGTGTTGCTTCCTAGTTGCTTTAGTTTCATCGCTTAACCCTCTAATTCAATTTGTTTATCTACTAGTTTTTGATCTAGTGTTTGATATTGAATGACCGTAAAAAAGCCGTTGTTGTAAATCCTTTCAAAACTTTTGTCTAGCCTTTTTAGTTCCTTCAGTGTGTTAGCTTTGTTTAGTTTGTACAGTGCTGCTTGATAAGTTGTCATACCTCTAGTTCCTCTAGTGCTTCCAGCGCTTCTGTAAATGCCTCTTGTTCAGTCTCTAAACCGTAGCAAGTGAAGGCATGGAAATCCACCCACTGTCCTCCAATAGGTGTCTGAAAGTTGAACATGGCGTTCTCGTTCCACTCAATGCGTACATGTCCGTGTGTCTCGTGTTCTAACTCTAAGTATTTCATGCTGTGGTGCTCCGTTGTGTTTGCTGATGTAGTTACTTTAGGTGCAACGCTTGCTGCAGTCCAATATTAGTTTTGAATACTGAATCACAAAGTCATTTAGTTTATGAATAACTGTTGACAATGCCTGGTGTTTGGTGTACTCGCGTGCGCCTACGTATAAATATAAGTAGCTCTAAAGGGACCAACATAAGCTCACACACTTGTCAACCCAGCACACCAACTAAAGTTATCCACAGGTTGTCCCCATGTTGCACCTCATGCAACAACTATGCCAGCTTCACGGGCTAACATGAGTTGCAACCCGTGTCAACTGGTAAAACTACGGCTTGACTTCTTTGGTTTCCTAATGTAAACTTGAGGCGGGGGCCCCTGTTGCCGTTGTATAACTATAGTTGTAGCTACTCACGTACAAAATAGGGCAAAATTAGAAAAAATAACGGTAATTACTGCTTATGTAACCTCTTGTTTACACTAGTAAAACTACTACTTTGTAAAATAACTAAAAAATAACTTGACTTTTATGTAAACTTATGTTATACTATAGTTGTAATTAGGGATAATTTATGTTATGACCGACGTTGTTAAAAAAAGAGGTCGTGGTAGACCCCGTAAGTCAGAAGTAGCTGCTGTAAAACCTGGAAACAAGGGTGTAGTAGGCCGACCAAAGGGTGACGCAGCAATAATCAATGAGTACAAAGCACGTATGTTGGCTTCACCTAAGTCACGTAGGGTGCTAGAGACTATTTTTGATGCTGCTTTGGACAACGACCATAAGAATCAGGCTGCTGCTTGGAAACTTGTGATGGACCGTATATTACCTGTAGGTGCTTTTGAAAAAGACGTAGTAAAAGACACTGGTAGAAACGCTATTCAGATCAACATTAGTGGCGTAGGTACTGCAGAGGTGTCAACACCTGACATTATAGAAGGAGAAGTAGTAGATGAGTCTTAAGTACTTCACTAGAGAAGAATTTGACTGTCAGGTTACTGGTACAAACAACATGGAACGAGAGTTTCTAGAGAAGTTAGACGAGTTACGTGAGGCATGTGGTTTTCCTTTTGAAGTCACGAGTGGCTATAGGCATCCAACTAAGCATCCTATAGAGGCTAAGAAAGACGTACCTGGTACTCACGCACAAGGCATCGCGGCAGACATAAAAATAACAAATGCCGCTGATCGCCTAACTATTGTAACCAAAGCCATTGAACTTAAGTTTACTGGCATAGGTATTGACAAAGGTTTTGTACACGTGGACACGCGTGGTACTACTCCTGTTATGTGGACGTACTAATGTTATACACAAAGAACAAAAACCTAACGGACACCAGTACGCAAACGATTGTTACTATTCCTAACGGTTACGTTGCACACTGGAACATGGCGTTCATAGCTAACTTACATAACTCAACGAATGACATTACGTTGTTTGTAGACAAGCCTAGTCCTACTCCAGATGTATATATCTACAATGGGACAAACATATCCTCAAAGGAAAACCTGTTGATTGATGGTAATGCAACCTTTGTTTTACAACCAGGAGACATTATTAAGGCATCTAGTGGTAGTGCAGGTAACGTAGAAGTAGTTGTTACCTTTGATTTGTTAGAAGCACCAGTAGTGTTTAATAATTTTAATGGATCTTAATATTGAACTACTGCCTTGGCAGCAAGATGTTTGGGCAGACGACACAAGATTTAAAATAGTAGCTGCTGGACGACGTACAGGTAAGTCTAGGTTAGCAGCGTGGATGTTAATAGTAAACGCACTCAAGGCGGACAGAGGCCATGTATTTTACGTCGCACCTACTCAAGGACAAGCCAGAGACATTATGTGGCAAACCCTTTTGGAACTGGGACATCCTGTTATTAGTGGTAGTCACATTAATAATCTGCAAATTAAGCTTGTCAACGGAGCCACAATCAGCCTCAAAGGTGCAGATAGACCAGAGACCATGCGAGGTGTCAGCCTTAAGTTTCTAGTCATGGACGAATACGCAGACATGAAACCTGACGTATTTGAGCAGATCTTGAGACCGGCACTTGCGGATCAAAAGGGCTGTGCAATGTTCATTGGTACGCCAATGGGAAGGAACCACTTTTACGAGTTGTACAAATATGCGGAGCTAGATGATGACCCTACGTACAAATCATGGCATTTTACGTCGTACGATAACCCGTTGTTGGACCCTGACGAAATCAACATTGCTAAAAAGTCTATGTCTTCTTACGCGTTCCGCCAAGAGTTTATGGCGTCGTTTGAAGCTCGTGGGTCAGAAATGTTTAAGGAAGATTGGGTTAAGTTTAGTAAGTCTAAGCCGGAAGTAGGAGATTATTACATTGCTGTTGACTTGGCAGGTTTTGAAGAAGTCAATAAGAAACGAACAAAGAATTCTAAGCTTGACGAAACTGCCATCGCCGTCGTTAAAGTTAGTGAGCATGGTTGGTTTGTTGACAATATCATATATGGACGATGGAGTCTTGACGAAACGGCTACTAAAATCTTTCAGGCCGTCAGAGATTACCGTCCCGTATCGGTTGGAATCGAAAGAGGTATTGCTAAACAAGCCGTAATGTCTCCTTTAGTGGACTTACAAAAGAAGTACGGTACGTTCTTTAGAGTAGAAGAACTAACACACGGTAATAAAAAGAAGACTGACAGGATTATGTGGGCGTTACAAGGTAGATTTGAAAACGGCTACATTACGTTAAATAAAGGTGAGTGGAATGCTAGGTTTCTTGACCAGTTGTTTCAATTCCCTGATCCATTAACTCACGATGACTTGGTTGACGCTTTAGCTTACATCGACCAGTTAGCTAATGTGGCGTACGACTATACGTACGAGATTGAAGACCACGAAATCTTAGACGTAGTAGCAGGATACTAATATGAGTGAACTATACGAACAAGACCCATTGATGATCCAAGAATCTCTTGAAGACTGGGTTATGACTAAATGCGAAGACTGGAGGGACCACTACGAAAGCAACTATGAAAACAAATTTGAAGAATATTATCGACTCTGGCGTGGTCAGTGGGACCCTTCTGACAGCGAGCGTCGGTCTGAGCGTTCCCGTATTATTTCTCCTGCACTTCAACAGGCTGTTGAGTCTAATGTAGCGGAGTTAGAAGAAGCTACGTTTGGTCGTGGCAAGTGGTTTGACGTTAGTGACAACTTTGGAGATACGCAGAGACAAGACGTGCAGTTCCTTCGTAACAAGCTTACGGAAGACTTTGAAAACTGCATGGTACGTAAAGCTGTCGCAGAGTGTCTAATTAACTCAGCAGTCTTTGGTACAGGCATTGGTGAGATTGTTATTGAAGAAATGAAGGAAATGGTTCCTGCTACTGAGCCTATTATGGAAGGTCAGTTGCAAGCTGTAGGTGTAAACATTACTGACCGTGTGGTTGTTAAGCTTAAGCCAGTAATGCCTCAGAACTTCCTAATTGATCCTGTAGCAACTAATGTTGAAGACGCTATGGGTGTAGCTATTGACGAGTTTGTTAGCAAACACCAAGTAGAACTTCTGCAGGAACAAGGTGTGTACCGTGACGTGTACGTCGGTAGTGCTGCTCCTGATACTGACTTAGAGCCTGACCAAGACCTAACTATTTACAATGACGACAAGGTACGTTTGACTAAGTACTACGGTTTAGTGCCACGAGAGCTTCTAGATTCCGCTACAAGCGACGAAGACGAAGAACTGGTAGGTGAGGCAGAGTCAGATTCTCGTTACGTAGAGGCCGTTGTAGTGGTTGCTAACGGCGGTATACTTTTGAAGGCAGAGGCTAACCCCTACATGATGTCTGATCGTCCTGTAGTAGCTTTTCCTTGGGACGTAGTACCTGGCCGCTTTTGGGGTCGTGGTGTATGTGAAAAAGGTTATAACAGTCAGAAAGCTTTGGACACAGAACTACGTGCTCGTATTGATGCCTTAAGCCTTACAATTCATCCTATGATGGCTATTGATGCCACTCGTTTACCACGTGGTGCAAAACCAGAAGTACGTCCCGGTAAAATGATTCTTACCAATGGAGATCCACGTGAAGTACTTCAACCCTTTAACTTTGGTCAAGTTAGTCAAATTACTTTTGCTCAAGCCGGAGCATTGCAGCAGATGGTACAGCAAGCAACAGGAGCAGTGGACTCAGCAGGAATTGCAGGTCAAGTTAATGGCGAGAGTACTGCCGCTGGCATTAGTATGTCTCTTGGCGCTATTATTAAACGCCATAAGCGTACACTGATTAACTTCCAACAGTCGTTTCTTATTCCTTTTGTCAAGAAAGCTGCACACCGTTATATGCAGTTTGACCCTGAAAACTATCCTGTAGCTGACTATAAATTTAACGCTAGTTCTACTCTAGGTATTATTGCGCGTGAGTACGAAGTAACTCAACTTGTGCAACTACTACAAACTATGGGTCAGGACTCACCATTGTACAGTACACTAATAGAATCAGTTATTGACAATATGAATCTGTCTAACCGTGAAGAACTACTTGCGGCTATGCAACAAGCTTCACAGCCTAATCCTCAAGCACAACAAATGCAGATGGAGGCTCAGCAAGCACAAATGCAGTTCCAGCAGTCACAAACTGCAGCACTATCTGCTCAGGCTCAAGAGTCACAAGCACGTGCCGCTAAGCTTGCTGCAGAGGCTGCTGTTGTACCACAGGAGCTTGAGATTGACAAGATTAACGCTATTACCCGTAACCTGCGTGAAGGTGACCAAGAGGACAAAGAGTTTGAACGTCGTCTTAAAGTTGCTGAAACGCTTATTAAAGAAAAAGCAATAGACCAAAAAGGACAATCTAATGCTAATGACACAACGCGAAATGCAAACCCTGCTGGACCAAGTCAACAGCCATTTCAAGGGAACGTTCCAACGCCTAGACGACCTAGAGAAGAAAGTGGAGGAGCTATCTAATGTCAAAGAAAGCAGACCCAAGACTAGCACGAGCAGGAGTAAGCGGGTACAACAAGCCAAAGAGGACGCCTAATCATCCAACCAAGTCTCATGTAGTTGTTGCTAAAGAAGGTGACAAAGTCAAGACTATTAGGTACGGACAACAAGGCGTTAGTGGTGCGGGTAAAAACCCTACTACTGCTAAAGAAAAAGCAAGACGTAAATCTTTTAAGGCACGTCACGCAAAGAACATAGCTAAAGGCAAAATGTCTGCGGCTTTTTGGGCAAATAAATCAAAATGGTGAGGAGAACACTATGCCAATGGTAAACGGAAAGAAGTACGCATACACAGCAGCAGGTAAGAAAAAAGCTAAGGCAGCCGCCAAGAAAACAGGAAAGAAGGTTAGTTATGCCAAAGGCAAAAAGTAGTCCTAAACCTAAAAACAAAGCTCTTTACTCACGAGTCAAAGCAGAGGCTAAAAAGAAATACAAGGTTTGGCCTAGTGCGTATGCTTCAGGTTGGTTGACTAAAGAGTATAAAAAGCGTGGTGGAACCTATGAGTAAAACCAAAGGCGGTCTTACTAAATGGTTTAAAGAAGATTGGGTGGACGTTAAAACGGGTAAGCCTTGTGGTCGTAAGTCAGCTACCAAGAGTAAACGTCCTTACCCTTCTTGTAGACCTAAAGCGGTTGCAGCTAAAATGACAGCTGCTGAAAAGAAGTCTTCAGCTAAACGCAAAACCGGACCTGCTAAAATTAAACACGCAGTTACTGCTTCAGGGAGACGTAGAAAAAAGTGAGTTACGAAACTAAAGTAAAGCAAGCTTTAGATATATGTTTAAACAAAAACTACTTTAAAGGAAACGATAAAGAAACAGCCATAGTAATGTACTCAGGTGGTATGGACAGTGTGTCATTACTATGGAATCTTTTGGAACATACAGAACAAGACATACACGTACACTCAATACACATAGACAACTCTGAAGGCCGTGTTAAAGCAGAAGCAAAAGCTATAGAGAGCACGATCAACTACATGAGAAAGAACCAAAGACCCTTTGAGTTCTCTTCTTCGGTGTACTCTTGGAAAGCTAAGTATCCAGGTGGTAAGGACATGGTGCTTGCACTATTCCAAGCTATGAGGACTGCTTCTGGTTTAGGTAAAGCTTTTAACATTGTTTATACAGGTGACTACAACATAGGTAGAGACGAAGGTGCTGAAGCACAAGGTGTGTTAAATGCACTATGTACTACACGACGTGTTAAGCCTATTTGGTTAGCACCTTTTGAACACATGACGTACAACTCTGTAGAACGTAGCAAAGGTATCTACTTAAGTATGCCTGAAGAGTTACGTGAGATGTACTGGTCCTGTAGACATCCTACCGATGCTTTAGGTGGGTTTATTGTCTGTGGTGACTGCCACGCTTGTGAACGACAACAAGCAATGCAAGAAAGTATAAAAAAAGACTTGACAAACAACTAAAAATATGCTATACTATTACTATAGTTAAACATTAGAGGAAACTATGACTCCTGAGCTTGAAACTTATTTTAATAATTATAACGAACTCTTTAACCACGAAGGTTTCAAACAACTCATTCAAGAACTTTCTACTAACGCTACTCAGCTTGCTGATATTCAAACAGTAAAAGATATAGAAGATCTACATTATCGTAAAGGACAAGTAGCTGCCTTCGCAACTATTATTAATTTACAAAACACTATTACTGCTGCTAGAGAACAAGCTGAAGCAGAAGAAGAAGAACCTTTAGATGTTTAAAGTCTACGACTTCCGTTGTACTAACGGACATGTCTTTGAAGAATTCGTAAAGCCTGACGTCACAACTAGTAGGTGTGGTTGTGGCGCTAACGCTAAACGATTGGTTTCTGCCCCATCTTTCCACCTTGACGGTGCTTCTGGAGATTTTCCAGGTCAGCATATGAAATGGGTTAGGGAACATGAAAAAGCAGGCCGTAATAAAAAAGAGGACGCCTAACGGCTAATCCTTTCTACATTAATCTCCATAACCATAATAAAAGGCGGAGCAGTTTAATATGTCAAGAGCGACACTAATTGACGAGCGTATTGAAGACGACTCAACAACTACTGATCTTGAAGCTCAAGCGTTTGATGAGCCAACTCAAGAAAAACCTATACCGAAAGCCAAACCTAAAGAAGAAGACTTACCTGATAAGTACCAAGGAAAGTCAGTACAAGAAATTGTACAGATGCACCAAGAAGCTGAAAAGATGCTTGGTCGTCAGTCTTCCGAAGTTGGCGAGTTACGTAAGGTAGTAGACGACTTCATACATACACAACTCGAACAAAAAAACACACCTGTTCAACAGCCCGTTGACGAAGATGACGACATTGATTTCTTTACTGATCCAAAATCAGCCGTTAGTAAAGCTATTGAGAATCATCCTAAGATTAAAGAAGCGCAGGAATACACTACTCAGTACAAGAAGCAAACCGCACTTGCACAACTACAGTCAGAACATCCTGACATGCAAGACATACTAGGTGACGCTAAATTTGCTGAGTGGATTAAGGCTTCTAAATATAGGACTCAGATGTTTGTAGCAGCAGACCAGGAATATGACTATGACGCTGCTAACGAGTTGTTCAGTCTTTGGAAAGAGCGTAACCAAATGGTTAAGCAGACAGCCAAAGTAGAACGAACAGCACGTAAACAATCTCTCAAAGCTGCAACTACCGGAACTGCTAGAGGAACAGCAGAGCGATCTCGTAAGAAGACTTATCGTCGGGCTGACATAATTAAACTTATGCGAACCGACCCTGAACGCTATCAGTCTATGTCAGACGAAATATTTAAGGCGTACCAAGAGGGTCGAGTTAAGTAGCCTAATTATCAAGGAGATTTATCATGGCTGGCGAAACCTCTGGAACTTATTTTACAGCGAATGCTGTAGTTGACAAAACTGCTGCTGGTACTTTCATCCCAGAAATCTGGAGTGATGAAGTAATTGCAGCTTACCAAAAGAACCTCAAGCTTGCACCTCTTGTAAAGCGTATCCAAATGTCTGGTAAGAAAGGTGATGTAATTCACATTCCTAAGCCAACACGTGGATCTGCTTCTGCAAAAGCTGAAGCTACTGCGGTAACAATCCAAGCAAACCTAGAGTCAGAACTGCAGATTGCTGTTGACCGTCACTTCGAGTACTCACGTCTTATCGAAGACATCGTCGAAGTACAGGCGCTTAACAGCCTCCGTCAGTTCTACACTGAAGACGCTGGCTACCAGCTTGCTCTTAAGGTAGACACTGACTTGCACTCAGCAGGTACTGGCTTTGGTAACGGTGGTTCAATCGTGTACTCTGGTTCAGTAGCTCCTACTGACTACCAGCACACTGGTTGTTTCTTCAACGACAACGGTACAACTACTCAGTACACTGACGACACGCTTGTTTCTGGTGACGACTTTACTGATGCGTTCTTCCGTGACATGATTCAGAAGATGGACGACAACGACGTTCCTATGGAAAACCGTTGCCTTGTTATTCCACCTGCGACTCGTAATGCTATCATGGGCATTGATCGCTATGTGTCTTCTGACTTCGTAAGCGGTCAGTCAGTTAACTCTGGCCTTATCGGTAACTTGTACGGTGTAGACATCTACGTGTCTTCTAACTGTGCAACTATCGAAGCTGCTGGTGATAACACTGCAGGAACCGTTGATACACGTGCCGCTCTTCTCTTCCACAAAGACGCAATTGTCATGGCAGAGCAAATGGCTGTACGTTCACAAACCCAGTACAAGCAGGAGTACCTCTCAACTCTGTACACTGCTGACACTTTGTATGGTGTTCAGGTATATCGTCCTGAAGCTGGTTTCGTTCTCGCAGTACCTTCTGCATAAGAACGACAAGAGGGGTCAGCAATGGCCCCTTTTTCCTTTCTCCTCCGTTTTTCTGCAATAGGACTTTCCGATGTCGAACTATACTAAGACTACAGACTTTGAAGCGAAGGACTCGTTACCTACAGGCGACTCAGGAAAGATCATCCGTGGCGCTGAATTTGAAACAGAGTTCGATGCAATCTCTACTGCTATTGCAACCAAAGCTGACACAGCAGGTCCGACCTTTACAGGTACGTTGACCTTTGAAACTATTTCTGACGGAACCATTGGTGTCACTGCGTTTGTTGACGAAGACAACATGGCATCTAACAGCGCAACCTTGGTTCCTACACAGCAGTCCGTAAAAGCGTACGTTGACTCTGTAACAACAGAACTTAATGCTCAAGACCTTGACTTCCAGGCTGACTCAGGCGGCGCACTAAACATTGATTTAGATACTGAGACCATGACGTTTACTGGTGGTACTGGTATTGATACGTCTGGATCAGGTAATACTGTTACTTTTGATATTGACTCTACTGTTACAACCCTAACAGGCACACAAACGCTTACTAATAAAACACTTACTGCACCTGTTATCTCCGGCAACTTAACTACAGACGGAACCATTGATGGCCGTGATGTTGCTACAGACGGTGCCAAGTTAGACGGCATAGAAGCGGGTGCTACTGCTGACCAGACTGACGCTGAGATCAGAGCCGCTGTAGAAGCAGCGACTGACTCCAACGTATTTACAGACGCAGACCATACAAAGTTAGACGGTATAGAAGCCAGCGCAACGGCAGACCAAACCGACGCTGAAATAAGAGCAGCCGTAGAAGCTGCTACCGACTCTAATGTTTTCACTGACGCAGATCACACAAAGCTAGACGGCATTGAGGCTAGTGCTACAGCAGATCAAACAGATGCTGAGATTAGAGCCGCAGTAGAAGCCGCTACGGACTCCAATGTATTTACCGATGCTGACCACACTAAACTGGACGGTATTGAAGCCTTAGCAGACGTAACGGACACAACTAATGTTACTGCTGCTGGTGCTTTGATGGACTCAGAGCTAACTAACCTAACTGCTGTCAAGTCTCTGGATCAAGGCGTTGCTACTACTGACACTCCAACCTTTGCAGGTCTGACCACTACAGCAAACGTGTCTTTTGGCGACAACGACAAAGCTATCTTCGGTGCTGGCTCTGATCTACAGATTTATCATGATGGTTCTAATAGTTGGATACATGACGGAGGCACTGGCAACTTAAACATCGAAGGGCGCAATATCTTCATAATAGGCGCAAACACCGACACAAATTTAGCTGGATTTATCGACGGCGCTGAAGCTCGTCTGTACTACAACGGTTCACAGAAACTAGCCACAACCTCCACAGGCATCGACGTAACTGGCACAGCCACGATGGATGGGCTTAGTGTAGATGGTGGAAACTCTATAGTTTTAAATGCGGCATCTACTCCTGACTATTTAGAGTTACGCCAAGACACTGCGACTGCCATTATCACAGCAGGTAATGATAGCGCTGGCTCTGGCGCTATGGCTCTACAGTCTACCTCTGGCGGTACTGCTTATGATAGGTTAGGTATAGCCTCCAACGGAGACATTAGCTTCTACGAGGACACTGGCACGACTGCGAAGTTCTTCTGGGATAGTTCTGCGGAGTCGTTGGGTATCGGCACTAGTTCTCCGTCTGCTCCGTTATCAGTAGGGTCTGTATCGGGCGATACATATGCCGTCTTCGACAATGGAGCTAAAGCACGGTTAACCTTTAATGGCGATGCTTCTGCCTTCAAGATTTTTGCTACAACAACAGGCTTTGCGAATTACGAAGATTTAGAGTTTCGTGCAGACAACTACCTGTTCAAAACAGGCACAACAGAACGCATGCGCATCGACTCTAGTGGTGATGTTGGAATTGGCGTTACTAGCCCAGATGCTACGCTTACAGTTTCTTCTGGCAGTGCAAATAACGTAGCAAATTTTAAATCTACAGATGGCACAGCTTATATTGCTATCGCTGACAATAGTTCTACTAGCGCATTACACAACCAAATTGGCGTTATTGGCGACAATATGTATTTTGCTACTGACGATACAGAACGCATGCGGATCGACTCTAGCGGGAATGTAGGTATCGGCACTAGCAGTCCAGTTGCAGTATTAGACGTAATAGGCGGCTCTGGAAATGACAGCTTTATTAATTCTTCTTCTGATGCTGGCGTTGGTATAAACGACATTGTTGGTGGTCTTAACGCTTATTCAAGAGACGTTGGCGCCACTAGCTCAGGAGGTGTTGGGGGCGTTTATATCAAAGCTGCAACCGCATTCAACACAACTTATACGCCAACTTATATGGCGTTTCATACTCATGCCAATATAGCTAATGATGGTTCTATTTTTGGTAACTCATCAGAACGCATGCGCATCGACTCTAGCGGTAACTTGCTGGTGGGGACTACTTCTACAGCAGTATCAAGTTCAACAGGCTCTGTAACAGGTTCTGTTATCAATAACTCAGGTTTGTTTGAAGCGGCTAAAACTGGCACAGTGATGGAACTAAACCGTCTTACAGGAGACGGGACAATACTTAACTTCCGCAAAGACGGCTCCACAGTCGGTAGTATTGGGAGTTATGAAGGGACACATCTAAGAATAGGTAGCGGCACGGCTAACGTTCTTTTTGTAAATGATACTGGAATCCTACCTTCTACAAACTCTGGAGCGGCTTCAAACGGACTGCTTGATTTAGGTGATAGCGGTAGACGCTTCAAAGACCTTTACCTGTCAAACAAAGTACACCTTCAGTATCCCGGCAACAGCTACTACGGAAGAGTACAAATAGATTCGAGTAATAACTTAATTTTTGGTACAGGGCCAAGCGGCTTAGAACGCATGCGCCTTGATAGCTCTGGCAACTTGCTGGTTGGTCATACCGCAGTACCTTCAAGTGGCTCAGGTGGAAGTGCTTTTGTTTCAGATTCGTTTGATAGAAACTTTTTAAAGTTAAGTACATCTGCAACTACCTCAATAGGTCTTGTTGAGTTTGATAATCCTAATGGAATTGTAGGAAAGATAAGCACGAGTGGGTCTTCAACTATTTATGCAACCTCATCAGACCAACGCCTTAAAGACAACATCGTAGACGCACCTTCTGCTTCTGACGACATTGACGCTATCCAAGTACGTTCGTTTGACTGGAAGGCTGACGGGTCACACCAGAAGTACGGCATGGTTGCACAAGAGTTAAACACTGTTGCACCAGAAGCAGTGTCTGAAGGCGAAACCGAAGAAGACATGATGGGCGTAGACTACTCAAAGCTAGTGCCTATGATGTTAAAAGAAATTCAATCACTACGTGCAAGAGTTGCACAACTTG